CAATCGCCCTTTTTTATTTTCTCTGTATACAAGATATCTTCATTGTATTTAAATGTCACTACTACAGTGTCATTTATTAACTGACACTCAACAAGAATTGTGACACTTAATATATATAATATAATTAAAAAAATCTTGCTCATTAACTATTTTCCAATATAACTTCACTATCTTTAGTTGGTGCAACATAATCGTTTCCATCATTATTAACTCTTAGTAAATAAGATAAATTAAATGATGCTGGTCCTGCAAATTTAGTATCTACATATGCATTAGCTTCATAAGAACCATTTATATCAATTTCAATTGCACTTAATTTCCCATCAATTAAAATAATTTCAAAATCCATGTCTTTTATTTCTAATCCGGATTTAACATCATAGATCAAAATTTCATTAGCATTATTTACATCTACCCTGATTGAAACATCTATAAATTGTAACAATGCGATAACACCTTCTTTAGTTAACCCTAAAGAATATGTTTTTGTATTACCTACAACAACTTCTTGAACTACTGAAATATATGAAGTTTTTAACATATTAGAATCTAATAAGAAATAATAATTATCAGTAGCATCATTATTGTAGCCTGTTAATTTTGTATGTACATTTGATAGTGGCCAAGTACGATCTTGTACATCATAAACATCACCGTTTGCATAGACAACGCGATATCTTTCATAATCTACTATGCCTTTAGATTTGTATAAATCATCATTTTTATAATCACTATCAAATTTAACTCTGTTCCAAAAGAATACATCGTTTTCAGTAACTAAACGCATGGTACGACCTTGAGTATGAGCATTAATTGCAAACTCTCCAGGAAAATCAACTTCTGTTTTAACATCATATGTATAACCAGAATTTTCTAGTGCTCTATAAGCATCTAGTGCACCATTAATGACGGATAATTTTGAAGCAACATCTTGTGTTGTATAAGCAACGCCTGCAAAAGTTGGTGGATTAATCGTCACACCTTGACCTACTTTAGTAAACTCTAATTCATAACTAAAGGTTAGTGAGGCACCAACCACATCAATACTAAACTCATATTCAAAAGTATGAATATAGCCATTTTTATATGTCACATAAGTTTTAAAATCTGAAGCAGTTTCTGGTACATTTATAAATGATTTAAGAATCGGATTATTTAAGAATCCAATTGCTGTATTCATCATACCCGTAGTGCTTCCGCTATATTTTATTTCGTATTTATTGTTTGTTGCTTGAATAACTTCAGTAATTTGTTCTATATTGTATTCAAAAAGTACTTTAGCATAACTTGAAGACTCATATTTAAAGTTTGAAGGAATTGATGTACGTTCATAATCGGATAACCTGCCGTCTGGTTTAACTTTAAATTCAGATAATTCAGTTCCTGTTTTAATGGTGTGAGTTTGACCATCAAACAAAAGTGCGCCACTATTAGTTTGTGACTTATAATAAGAATTTGCCTGATTTTCATTATACTTAACAGTACCATTCATAACAGCACTAGGTCCATTAATTGAACTATATTTTGTTGTTACGCTCAAATCATAATCATATTCAAATTGATTTGAATTAACCGTTTTATCACGAGCATCTAAAAAGTATGCTCTATTTTCAATCCATTTTGCATAAAGCGTCATGTTGTTTGTAACTAATTCAGTTCCTGTAACCGAAACTGTCTTAGCTGAATCTGAAAACCAGCCATCAAACATATAACCACTTTTTGTAGTTGTTGGTAGTGTTCCAATTGCTTTATTCTCTTCACGCGTAATTTGTGAAACATTATTACCACCATCTACATTAAATGTCACTGTGTATTGTTGAACAATCGGCGGTTTATTATCGTCTGTTTTATCACCACAAGCAACTAATAACAACGAAAAAACACTTAATAAAATTAAGCCTAAAATCCTTTTACTAATTTTCATATTAACTCCCCATTTCTTTTATTTCTAACGCAAACGTTACTTCTATAATGAAATTATAGCATGTTTTATTTAGTAAATCTAATAGAAATCGAAATAAAAACCACATATCATTTGATACATGGTTGTCTTTACTTTTCTACTATTCCATTATAAAACTTAAACTTAATCTTTTTATCTCTATAAACGGTCGCACTTTCAACCATCAACATCCAAATGCTATCGTTCCAATATTTCAACTTATCATCTGATTTTTCAATGCTTTTTAGAAATGTTTTCATCCTGTACGATTTAGCAAGATTTAACCTTTTAGTATTAACGAGTTCATCTCTTTTGATTTTTAAGTCTTCATATTTGTTTTTTAGTTCTTTAGCCTTCTTTTCAAATTTATCTATACCCTTATTAGACTTTGAATTATCTTGTATGAGTTTGTTAATAGCATCCGATATTGTTACTAATTCATTATTAACTTGAGCGATTTCCTTATCAATGCCTTTAGTGTTTGTTATGAGTTTGATAACTGCTTTTAAATCGTCTTCAATACGCTTTTTATCTTGCATTGTGATATTGTAGGCTTCTAAAAACTGCTCTTTAATTTCCTTTTCATATAAGTGTGGTGTTTTGCATCTAGCTTTCCCTTCATTATATCGATGATTGCAACGATAAACATAACGTTCGTATTTACTACCTGCATACCATTTCTTTCTGCCATAAAAGCTACCACAATCACTACATACAAGTTTAGTTGAAAAGATATCAGTGGATGAGTAACTTGTTCTCATACCTTTTCTTCTTTCGTGTTCAATTTGGACTAATTCCCACATACCTTTATCAATAATAGCGGGATGGCTATTTTCAACATAGTACTGTGGAATTTGGCCGGTGTTTTTAACCATCTTTTGTTCTAGGTAATTTTCAGTAAAGCTTTTTTGTAGTAAGGCATCACCTTTATACTTTTCATTCGTTAAAATAGATTCAACGGTATTCTTAGTCCAGTTGGGACCCTTACCGGCTGGACTGATGATATTTTGAGTTTTTAAATATTCTGCAATACCAGTAGTTGTTTGTCCTTCAACTAAAAACATACGATAGATAAGTCTGATGATTTGTGCTTCGTCTTCATCAACAACAATCTCATCTCCTACCTTTTTATAACCTAAAAATCTACTATAAGCAAATGAAACCTTACCAGCTTGAAACGATGCTCTTTTACCCCAAGTTACATTTTGACTAATGGACCTTGATTCTTCTTGGGCAATGGATGCCATAATCGTTAAGATTAATTCGCTCTTTGAATCAAGTGTCCATAAGTTTTCTTTTTCAAAGAATACTTCAACCCCTTTATCTTTTAACATTCTGACATACTTAATTGTATCAAGGGTGTTTCTGGCAAATCTAGATATGGATTTGGTGATAATCAAACTTATTTTACCTTCTAGAGCATCATCAATCATCCTATTGAAACTAACCCTTCTTTTAGTGTTCATGCCACTAATGCCTTCATCCGCATAAACATCAACATATATCCATTCAGGCTTACCTTCAATGTAGTTTTGATAATAACTGACTTGGGCTTCGTAACTTGAGTTTTGTTCTTCGGTATTAGTAGATACTCGAGCATATGCTGCAACTTTTAGTTTTTCTTTACTATTTTTAGGTAACTGGGTGATTGGATCAAGTGTTGATGGTATGATTGTTACTTTTGCCACTAGCTGTTACCTCCTTTACCTCTTTTTAAATAATGGACTTTGGCCATTGCCCTCATTTCATCAGTCCATGATTTACTTCTTGATTCGTATTTCCACTTAAACACTTTATCCTTACCCTCAACGATTTGAAACAAAAGCTTATTATCAGGGAGTACGACTATTTGTTTAACTTCCGCTTTAAACCGTTTCAAATCAAACGTTTCAACATTTAATACCTTGTTTGCTATTTCAATGATTTTGTTCTCTGGTACTTGTTTAGCATCGCATGCTTCTTTACCTTTAGTTCTTAAAGTGGAACACATCCAAACAACATTATATGGTGTCTTTTTATAGGTATATGCTTTACCACATTTACCACATTTGATATAACCTTTAAATAATGTCTTTTTCGTTTTATCTAAGTTGATATCTTTAGTTTTTAACCTTCTCATCTTTTGAGCATCATTAAAAGTAACTTTATCGATAATCGCTTCATGAGCATTTAAAACAAGATATTTATTATACTCACCATTATTAATGCACATGGTTTTGGTTAAATGGTTATCTCTATAAGTCTTTTGTAAGATAAGGTCACCTGTATAGTTATAATTGGTAAGGATTTTAATGACCGATGAACGATTCCATTTCTTAGTCTTATATGGTTTAATTCCTTGATAGTTTAAGATATCACATATACGTTCATCGGCATTTCCTTCTAAGTATAACTTGTAAATTAGTCTTACAGTTTCTGCTTCATCTTCTACAACATAAAGTTTCTTATCTTTAAGAGTGTAACCAAGTGATGAATTACCTCCCCATATTAAACCAGCTTTAAAATCTTTACTTATTCGCCACTTCATATTTTCTGATACACTTCTTGATTCTTCTTGTGCGAAAGTTGCTAGAAATGTAAGGATCATCTCACCTTCACCACTATTGGTGTGGATGTTTTGCTCCTCAAAATAGACATCAACATTTAAGTCTTTTAATTCTCTTACTACTTCAAGTAGCGTTACTGTGTTTCTCGCAAACCTAGATATCGACTTTGTAATAATCATATCGATCTTTCCAGCCCTTGCGTCTTTAAGTAAAGCTTGAAATTCATCTCTTGAATCTTTAGTTCCAGTAATTGCTTTATCTGCATAAACACCAACAAATTCCCAATCATGTTTACTTTGGATTAGTCTCTTGTAATATGAAACTTGAGTAGCTAATGAATTAAGCATCGCTTCTTTTCCAGAGGAAACTCTAGCATATGCAGCTACTTTTATTCTTTTAGGTATTATTGGTATTGCTTCAATTTTGGTAATTACCATATTCATAAAGTTTCCTCCTTTCTTTTTGCGGTACTATATACATCACTTATTAGCCTTCCTTAGTCAAGTCTTTTTCGATATTAAGTGGACAATCTTTGATGCAATTTAAATATCTTTCTTTTATATTTCTGTTTTTTGTTTATTGTTCCAATAATCCCATCTACATCTATCACTACAAAATTGTTTTATCTTCTTACCCTTTACGGATGTAATCTTGGAATTACAGTTTTTACAGTTTCCATTTAAGAGTTCCACTTCATTTATTTCTTTGCAGATAGTTCTAACCTCTTTAACTGAAATAGATAAAGTGTTTGCTATTTTTACGAAACCATAGCCTGCTTTTTTTAATCTGGTAACTTCTCTTTTTATTGTTTCCATAATTTAATCCTCCTTTTAATTACTAATGGCAACATTTATTAAATCCTAAATAACCCCCCAACGATTTGTTTGATTTTTAAAGACAAGTATTCATTCACATTTACTTAATAAAACGGACACTTCAAATCGTTGAGCCCTTTTAGCAAATAATTAACGCACTTATCTCTAACCTTAAACCAATCTCAAAATATAAAATCAAATTTTTAAAAATTCTCTCTCCCATTTTTTAAAGGCCCCCCATGCGGTACCCTTAGGATTGATCTGCTTCAGTCCTGGGGGGCTATAATTCAAAAACGACTCTTTCATATTCAATGTTAAATTTATTAAAATTGTCGTCATTTAATAAGTGTTTTTTAACTATAAAATCAAATAACTTTCCAATTAACGGATACAAATCAGTATTTGCATCGCCTAAAACTCTAAGTTTTTGTGATTCATACGTTTTTGCATGTGTAAATTCTTCTCTTAATAGTTTTAGATACTTCCATTCTTCGTCTGTCAAACCAAATAATTGATTATTCATCTTAAGTTCTTTTGCTTCAAATAACTTTCTAGCTTGAAAAACAAGCATTTGATTAACCATCATTGACATATCTTGATAGACAATTAATTTTAGAGATTCTTTTAATTCTTCCTTTGACATTAACTTTGTCTTTATATCAATTTTATTATTAATAGCATTTGCTAATAATACCGCTCTAATAAAGTTTTCTTCTAAAGTGTGCATAGTAATTTACCCCTTATTTTTATTTTATCATTCAAGGTATAAAATTACCATTTTCGTCAAAAAAAACTTCCTTCTTTTTAAATCTTCCGTGTTCCTTATTATGACAATCTTTGCACAACAACTCTAAGTTATCCTGATTAACACTAATATTACTATCAATTACATTATCAATAGTTAATCTTATTTGATGATGTACCTCTTCACCTAAGGCACCACAACGCTCACACTTGCCCTGTGTTGCGTTTATTTTAATAGTTCGAGCAAGTTGCCAAGCTCTTGATTTATAAAACCTGTGTAGTTCTTTTGGTTTTCTAATATAAAATCAGTCCTTTATGTTTTATATAAATTAAAAAGGAATCATATTAATAGACTCCTTTTCTTTTAAAATTATTCTTATTGTTTCAATATTTCCTAGTTCTATATATCTTTTCTTTCGTTTCATTCTCTTGAATATATCTTGAGTATTCACCATC